GTGCTAAGAAGTCTAGGTGTTGATGGTCTAATGGCCGGCATTGTTTTCCATGTGGGATGGAACATGCTGGCTTCAACGGCCCAGGAGAATGGTCTGCTTTCCAGGTTCTTGGAAGCGTACCGGAACGGCGAAATCGTGGAGGTTGATGCCCCGGGTTGGATGAGAATCCCTGCTTCTCTAAAACTTCCGGCGTATCACACCCTGATTTCGGACGGGCCGGACGAGTTCCGAGGGACTGTCGAAATCTTTGTTGACGGTATATTGGTTACCGCTCGACAGGCTTTCGAGTATTTGAAGACGGGCGACGATCGCAACGGATTGTTTCCCATCCTCATTACGAACAGACTGATGCACCAACCCGCCAACGTAGAGAGTAATTTGTTGGCGGCTGTGTTGCATAGGTTACATGCCGATCCGTTCGCCTCAGGTGCTGCACCTCAGGCGATTCGACATGCTAACTGGAGGGCTTTGGCCAATGTCTTGATAGATAACCGGTTGCTTTTGCCGTTTCCGGAATATTGTTTGACTCAAGAGCAAGCCTTTGCCCTCATGGGCCGGAAAGGGGTGCGTTTGGAGCGCGCTTGGAACGAATGGGTTCATGGCCGCACGGTTTCTCAGAAGAAGACCATCAATCTCAAATGGAACGAGACTTTGTCCGTTTCCAAAGATTTTGGTGGAGTTTTGACGATGAAACCGCGCGCCATTCAGAACCTTGAACCGTCCGTGCACGCTCTGATGGCCCCCTTTGCTCGTGTTCTAAACTACGTGATGCATCAAAATCTTGATGGTCGCGTCTTGACGCTCGGGAATTTACCCGTGCGCATCGTCTTTGCATCCGGGTCGACCGGATTGCAACTGAATGCTATTGGTGAGATCCTCGCATTGGGGGAATTCACTATTGTGGTCAGTGGGGATGATTCAGTCGTCTGTTTTGGCGGCCTCCACCGTTATTTTTACGGGGAAGCCGACCAATCGGCCTTTGATCATACTCAAGATGATGGTCCGTGCCGCCTTTTCCAAGGCGCCGTGCAAGAATACCTCGGATTTCCGAAGGAGTTCACCGACCTCGCTTATAAATGCTGTTCGCAGCGTTATACAGCGAGGAAGGGTCGACTTTTCATGCGCGGAGAGTGTGGCACTCAGATGCCCACAGGCATCACCACCACAACCACTTACAATTCTTTGTCCACAGCCATGTTTTGGGTGTTTTGGGCATTGAACCGGGAGAGGTGGTCGGTGGTGGAAGCTGGTCAACAGCTTGGATTCAAGGTTAAGTTTGAACCGCGAGACAGTCTGACTCAAGCCACTTTCCTTAAAGGTTGGTGGATGCAGAATTCGAAGGGTGCTCAGATATGGTTCCCCTTGCCTTCGGCTGTGCTGAAGCTTGGGAAATTGTTGAAAAGCCCTTTGGAGATTACCCGGAGTGGACGGAAAGGTAAACCATGCCGTCCATTCCCCGAAGCCATCGCCATGTGCGCGAAGGCTTTGGCTAATTCTTATGGAGATGTCCCCGATGAGTACCCCATTTTGGGTGCTTTTTTGAGGGTGCTCCGTGTGAATGGGGTTGAAAGTCCCACGGCCATGGCCGGAATGTTGGAAGGATGGAAACCGATTGTTACTTCTTCCTATTTCGACCGCGATCAGGCCTGTTTAGCAGTATGTATGCGTTACAATGTTTCGCATTCGGATATCCTTTCGGTGGAAAGGTTGCTAAGCAAAATAGATCACCTGCCTGCGTATGTCCAACATCCGGTCTTTGACAGACTCGCTGATGTAGACTACTAGGTAGTCGCCCCTTCTTGAGCAAAAGGGGCCAAACAGCAGACGGGATTTTGTCCCGGGGTATAACGCACCCCCTGTGTCCAGTTCGGAGCAATCCGCAGGGTTTAACAAAGTTAAACAAATTGCCAACGCAAAACAAATGCCAACAAAGAAAAATAAAAGCAAAAAGAATGGAAAGATGGTTGTCAAAAGCCATCCGCCTGTCCCGATGGTTGTTGGACAAGGTGGTTATTTTACTGACGCTCTTAAAGCAATTGGTCGAACTGTTAAGGATTTGACCCCCGCCGGTACTTTCGCCAAGCTTGGCCAAGCCGGTGGTGATGTTTTTGGGCCTCTAGGTGGGAAAGTCGGGCAATTCTTGGGTTCCAAGATTGCCGACATCGCTGGTTTCGGGGCTTATGATGTCTCCCAGAACTCTCTCATGGCACGCGTAAGTGAAGGTGTTGAGGTGCCCCAATTTCGGGACGCCGCCCACGCCACGATCGTACGCCATAGGGAGTTTGTCGGAAACATCACTGCCGTTGGCGGCACCGCGTTTACGCTGCTCAGTTACCCCATTAATCCGGGGTTGTCTAGCAGCTTTCCGTGGTTGTCGCAAGTGGCATCCTCTTACGATTCGTATCAGATGCTTGGATGCATTTTCGAATTCAAAACTCTCTCTTCGGACATAACTTCTGGCGGTGCTCTTGGTTCCGTCGTTTTGGCGACAGACTACGACAGCGCTGATGCCAGTTATGCGTCAAAAGTTGTGATGGAGAATTCTGAATATGCAGTTTCCGCCAAACCTTCGGTTTGCCAGATCCACGCTGTTGAATGCGACCCCGCTGTGACATTTTCTTCCATAAAGTTCATCCGCGACGCTCCTGTGCCTTCTGGTAAGGACGTGCGGTTGTATGACATGG